TCGCAGTCGTGTTCGCACACATCTGGATCAGCGCACCAGCACGGGAACAGAAGCGTCGTGAGCAGTATCAACTTCGACGCGAGTTGAAAGCGGCGAAGCGTCGCCACCCAACCGCCCGATGAACGTCCACATCGTTGATCTGTGGTCGGAAGGCGATCAGGTATTCAGACCGAACAAACCCACATGGCATGACCTAGCGGAATGTCACGGTCGGCATCATCTGTTCTTCTCCGACCGCAGAGACGACATCATCGAAGCCAAACAACTCTGCCAATACTGCCCAGTACGACAAACCTGCCTCGACTATGCGATAGCAGGTGACGAACATGGCATCTGGGGTGGTCTGACTACGATGGAACGCCAACGCTACGTTCAAGCAAGGAGCCACAAATGACATCCCCTCAGAAACGCAAAGGTTCCGCAGCTGAACTTGCTGTCGCCAAATGGTTGAAAGAGTGGGGTTGGGTGAATGCTGAGCGTTCCCGTGCCGGATGGCAAGACGACCGAGGCGACATCGAAGGCGTCCCAGGTGTCTGCATCGAAGTCAAGAATCAGAAACAGTTCGACATCCCAGGCTGGCTTGAAGAGCTGAGGGTTGAGATGGAGAACGCTGACGCTTGGACTGGCACCCTGATCGTGAAGCGTCGAGGCTCAATGGATGTTGACGAATGGTATGCAATCATGCCTGCTTGGGTATGGGCGTCCCTGCTCGCTGCGATTGACTTCGGCGACAACCCCAACACACCCCCGAGGAATGATTGACACGCACCTCAAAAGGTGTAAAGTTCAGAACCCCAAGATTCCCAAGCCATAAGGAGGCCTGCGAAACATGACAACCGACGACTTCAACATCGAAGAAGCCCCGAAAGATAGATGGGGCAGATACAAGATTGAGCGACCAGACGGCAAGACCGTCGGCTACACCCGAGTCACCACCATCGCCAAAACGTTGAGCGACACCGCATCGCTCGCCGACTGGAAAGTACGCATGGCGTTGACCGGAGTCGTACAACGCCCCGACCTGCTCGCACAAGCATCAACAGCGATCAGCGACCGCGACAAACTCAATCGCATCGCCAATGAATGCATCGATGCTGCTGGTGCGTACAGTCGAGCGAACCTTGGCACCGCGCTCCACGCCATCACCCAGCAGATCGATCTCGGGCTGAAGCCACAAATCCTCCCAGGCTTACAGGAAGACATCGAGACGTATCGCATCGCCACACAGGCCTATGGGATCGAGATGCTGTCCGACTTCATCGAAGTCCTCCTCATCCACGACGACCTTGAATACGCTGGCACCGCCGACCGCATCGTCAAAACCATGAGCGGAGAACTCGTCATCTTCGACCTGAAGACAGGCACCTCACTCGATTACGCGCACGGCGAAATCAGCATCCAGCTCGCTGCCTATGCAAACGCTCAATGGGTGTACGACTGGAAGACCGGCACACGAACCCCAATGCCTGAGATCAACAAGACGAAAGGCATCATCTGTCACCTCCCAGCAGGCGAAGGACGATGCGACTTCTACGAAGTAAACATCGAAGCAGGACTTGAAGCACTCCACCAGTCGCTCGCAGTACGCGGCTGGCGTAAGCGAAAAGACCTGTTCAAGCCGTACAAGTTCTCCGAAGAGAAGCGGAGGGTTGTCGAGCCTGCGGAAAGTCCGATTCCGCAGGCCGACATCACCGCCCGACGCACCTGGCTCACCAACCGCATCGTCGCCCTCCCAACCGATGCCCAAGCCACCGTGCGCCTCTACTGGCCACAAGACACCCCACGCATCGCCGACGCCGACATGGATGCACTCACCCGCATCGTCAAAATCGTCGAACAAGTTGAAGCCGAAATCGACCAACCATTCGGCGAAACCGACCCAACCCTTCCACGCACCCGCCGGAAGAAGCGTGTCACCGACACGTTTGAGGATGCGATGAGCGGAGGCAACAATGGCTGAACGACCAGCACTCCCGACGTACCCGTTCGGATACGGCATCGATGCTGATGAGGCGATCCAGCGCATCCGGCGCATCAACGCTGTCTCACAAGGCGACCCGAACAACAAGAACTTCATGGCTGTCGTCGTCGAAGAACTAGAGATGGACTTCGCCATGTTGCGTGAGATGGATTGGGAATCGTTCATGGATGCCGCTACGGTTCGCATGGCGACACTCGTGAACATCGTCAAGGACGCCAAACCATGAGCATCCTCAACGACTTCGAGGGCGACATGATGGATCAGAACCCAGAGGACAACACCTCGGTCGAGACACTCAAGTCACTCATCGCCACACTCCAAAACCGCAACCGCGCCGACTTCTACTCAGCCCTGCAATATGCGGAGCAGGGTGGCTGCGGGTTCGGTTCGGAAATCAACTCGCGTCGAAGGTTCGAGATCGCCAGAGGTATCTACTGGCTCATCACCTCAAACCAATTCGACACCGACCTGATTCGTGACCTTGCGGGGTTCGCATCAGGACTCACATACGGCAAGGTCGCGGACGGCCTCGCCAACATGAACGCGAAAGAAGCGGCACGGTTCGCTGAAGCGTGTTTCATGTTGAGCGTGAACGCCTACGACCTGTCGTATGACCCGCAAACCAGCAAGTTCCAAATCATCCCTAAAACCTCTGAAGGAGGCATTCAATGACCGACGTATTCATGAGCGAAGGCGGGAGCAAATATCCTGCCCTCAAGTTCGAGAACGTCAACGACATCCACACAGGGCGTGTCGTCGAAGTGAAGAAACTCGAAGACCGTGACCCAGACGGCAACGTGAAGACCTGGCCGAACGGGGACACCCGATTCGTGTTCGTGTTCACCGTCGAAAACAACGGTGAGTTCGGCAACATCTGGGCACGAGGCAACATGGTGAAGGCCATCCGTGAAGCAGCTCAGGCTGCGGGTCTGTCCACCATGATCGGCGCAAACCTCACCGTCAAGTATTCCGGTGACGGAGAAAAGAAGAAGGGATTCAACGCACCGAAGCTCTACAAGGCTAAGGTCGAGGCACCCAAGCCACAGGACGCATCCGTCGAACTGTGGTGAAATCGTGACAGGCAGGTGGCACCTCCCCATCCCCCCGATGCGCCACCTGCCTGTCACACCCCCACCCAACCAGGAGACAACGTGACGATCACCGACCTAAGGAACACCATCAAGTTCCTGCAAAGACTCGTCGTAGGACAGTCTGAACAAGACACATTCTTCAAGACCCTCAAAGCATTAGAAACAGAACTACAAAGGAGAACCAAGAAATGACATACGACCCCGAAATGCTCCACCAACTCAACGTGGAGAACCAGTTACGCATCAGCGAACTGTCAACCGCACTCGAACGAGTCACTAACGAGCGCGACCAGCTCAGCCAAGCCCTCCTCAGCGCAGTCGCCCAGTTGGAGGAAACCAAGACGATGCTGACGCAACTCAAGTCAGATATCTCACGCCTCCAAGTCCTCATCGCCACCGGAGGTGAACTGTGAGAATCGAAGTTGCCGCAGCCTTCCTATTCGGACTCGCAATCGTCCTCATCATCCTGGCGTCCTAACATGAACATCCTCGAAGAAGCAGACTTCCTCATCAACGGCCAACGCCAAGACGACTACGGACACCCGCTCGACGACTTCAGTCGAACCGCCAAAATCTGGTCAGCCATCATCGGCATCCCCATCACCGCAGAACAGGTCGCCCTCTGCATGGTCGGTGTCAAGATCAGCCGTGAATGCAACATGCACAAAGAAGACAACCTCATCGACGCAGCCGGATACCTCGGCACACTCCAGATGCTCATCGAAGAACAAGAACGGAGAGACAACCTGTGAGCCGTTGGAAACTTCTGCACGGCGACTGCCGCGACCAACTCGCCACCATCCCCAACAACAGCATCGACGCCATCGTCACCGACCCACCCTACGAACTCGGATTCATGGGCAAAACATGGGACGCATCAGGGATCGCCTACAACCCGACCGTCTGGACAGAATGTTTACGCGTACTCAAACCAGGCGGCCATCTCCTCGCCTTCTCCGGCTCACGCACCTACCACCGCATGGCCGTCGCCATCGAAGACGCAGGCTTCCAGATACGCGACCAAATCATGTGGGTTTATGGTTCAGGATTCCCGAAGTCAATGAATATTGCAAAAGCGATAGATAAGGCTTCTGGGTTTGATGGTGCGGTGATTGGTAAAGCAACGTCTTGGAATCGTCCTAACAGCGAAGATGGGCATCGAACGCGCATGAACACATCGCCTGGTGAGTATGACATCAAAGAATTGTCACCTGAGGCTGAGATGTGGGAGGGTTGGGGTACGGCGTTGAAGCCTGCGCATGAGCCGATTGTGTTGGCTCGTAAGCCGTTGGTGGGGACGGTTGCGGAGAATGTGTTGCGGTTTGGTGTTGGCGGGTTGAACATCGACGGCTGTCGAGTGGGTGACGATGTGGTAGCAACTCAGCATACGACGCGCCCAGCGGGTGATGCTCTTGTGGGTCGCGGTGCAAAAGCAATTGGTGTGATATCGCAGCACATAGGTCGTTGGCCTGCGAATCTGATTCACGATGGCTCCGACGAGGTGCTTGAACTGTTCCCCGAAACTGCTGGTGGTGCACGACCAGCAAAAGCAAACAAACCAACAGGCCAACATTACGAAGGTGGCTGGGGAACCATCGCTGAAGGTGAACGCATCAACTTCCCAGCAGGTTCAGCTGCCCGTTTCTTCTACTGTGCGAAAGCCAGCAAAAAAGACCGCAACGAAGGACTCGACCACCTCACCCCACAACGCGAATCCGACCGAACCTCCGACAACCTCCCAGGCGGAGACAACCCACGCAACCGAACCAACACCCCACGCCTCAACCACCACCCAACCGTCAAACCAACCGAACTCATGCGCTATCTCTGCCGACTCATCACACCCCCAAACGGTGTCATCCTCGACCCATTCACCGGCTCAGGATCAACCGGCAAAGCCGCCATCCTCGAACACTTCCAATTCATCGGCATCGAACAAGACCCCGACTACATCACCATCGCCCAAACACGAATCCAACACGCAGAACAGGAAACCCAACCATGACCCACGCAGCCGTCTGCTTGAAATGCCAACACCTCGTCAAACACAACCCACGACAACTCGAAGGCTGCCGATGCGACCCAGACGCACCAACCTGGATCGCCATCACCCAAGACGGACGACTCCTCACCATGAGCCACGCCAACTACGCTGAACTCTCCGATGAGTAACGGACAACGCCAACCCTGCCCATGCAACCCACACCCCCACCCCTGGTGCGGAGACAGAGGAATAGAAGACGATGACTGACCCAATCTCCGACTACATCGAAGCACAAGCACAAGCCCACGTCACCGCCTACGTCATCGTCGCCACCACAGAAACCCTCACCGGCGAACAATCATTCTGGGTCGCCTGCCAAACCAACCAAACCGCCTCAACCACCCTCGGCCTCCTCGAATCAGCATCCGCAGCAGAAAAACTACGAATCGCCAAACTCTTCATCGCCAACGACGACGACACCGACTAACCTCAACCCACCCCAACAAGGAGCAACATGACACTCAGAGTGATCTCATACGGTGGCGGAGTCCAATCCACAGCACTCGTCGTCCTCGCAGCACAAGGAAAACTCGACCCGATCATGGGAGGAGAAGTACGCACCGCCCTCTTCGCCAACACCGGCGACGACAGCGAACACCCAGACACCCTCAAATATGTGCGAGAAATCGCCATCCCCTGGGCAAAACAACACGGCATCAACATCCACGAGCTGCAAACCACCAAGAACGGTGAACCCACAACTATCTGGAATGAAATCATGAAACCAGACAGCAAACGGATGCTCATCCCCGTGTACGGCGATATCAACATGCCACTCCAACGATCCTGCACCGTTGACTTCAAGATCAAAACAGTCGGTCGCTGGGTGAAAAAGAACGGGGCGAAAAAAGACGACCCAGCCCTCGTCGCCATCGGCATCAGCACCGACGAAATCCAACGAGCAGGTCGAGGCAAAGAAGAACACGCACAACAACGCGTCTACCCACTCCTCGAACTCGGAATGGATCGCATCGCCTGCATGCAACTCATCCACCAAGCAGGCTTAGAAGTCCCACCCAAATCATCCTGCTTCTTCTGCCCATTCCACAGACCGCAAGTATGGGCAGAACTCCGACGCGACGAACCCGAACTCTTTGACAAAGCACAACAACTCGAAGACGTGATGATCGCCAAACAGCAAGCCCGAGGAAAAAACCCTGTCTACCTCACCAAGTTCGGGGTCAGACTCACCGACGCAATCCATGTCGCCGGACAAACCCTCTTTGACATAGACCCCAACGACGAAAACGGATGCGACAGCGGCCACTGCTTCACCTAACACTTGCACAGGCTTAGCAACACCACTAACCTCAACCCACCCCAACTCACAACGCAAAGGAGGCGTCATGAGAAAAAAACTCAAATACTTCCCCGTACAACCACTGCTCGCACTCTTCCCCGACGGTATGGGTGATCGAGTGATCGGTGAACACTTCGGAGTGTCACGCACCATCATCCACCGTTGGCGACACAACCCCACCTGCGCCATCGACGAATACACCGCCGACCGCTACGCAATCCTGATGGGAATGCACCCACTCGAAATATGGCCTGACTGGATCAGCTACGAGGAGACAGCATGAACGTCGTCTCACTCTTCAGCGGCGTCGGTGGCTTCGACCTTGGCCT